TAGAGGATACGCACCATCGCCTCAGCCGGATAACCTTTATGGCTGGAACGAGAACACAGTAGGGCAAAAGATCACGGCACGTAATTCGGCTTTTAGGACTTTTAATACTGAAGGCCGAGTGCGCCTATTTCCACTTTATGATTACGAGACAGTTAAAAAAGGTATTTACTACAAATCTGGCGGCAGCGATCGTAATAAAAATGGCTGGCGAGCTTTGTACTTTGTAGCTAATGGCTCAGCTGCAGGCGCGATCTACGAAACCGCTGGCCGAGCCGAAACTACCTCGCGTAAGGGCTACCGCTCTAATAACCCAGGAGCCGGTGAACACTTTGTAAGCCGTATGGGGCCTCTCTATGGCACTACCCGTGAGGAGCGCGGTCGTATGATTTTTAGAGCGTGGCACGAGGATCAAGGTAAAGCTCAAGATGCGGTATTAAGAGCTTTAGAAAATACTATTAATGCCTTTAATCAAGGCTCATACACAAAGGCGGCATAAATGGTATCCAAGCTACCTAGTATGGTCGTAAGCGCCGTTACTACTTTTGATGGTAAAGCTCTTAATAAAGGTCAAAAGCAAATAGGTGCTTTTGAGAAAGGTGCCAAAAGATTAGGGGCAACTTTTGCCGCCGCCTTTAGCGTACAAAAAATAGCCCAGTTTGGTAAAGCTGCCGTAAAAGCGTTCGTTGATGATGAAAAGGCTGCCTCACGTTTGGCTTTGTCGGTTAAAAATCTAGGTTTGGCTTTTGAGACTCCACGTATCGAGGAGTTTATAAGTCAGTTATCTCGCGCCTCCGGCGTGACCGATGACCAACTTAGGCCAAGTATGCAAAAGCTTTTACAGACTACCGGCTCAGTTACTAAATCTACAGAATTACTAAGCCAAGCTCTAGACATAAGTCGCGGCTCTGGGGTCGATTTTGAGACAGTCGTACAGGATCTCTCTCTTGCATATGTAGGGCAGACACGAGGTTTACGTAAATACTCGCTAGGTTTATCTCAGGCCGAGCTTAAAACTATGAGCTTTGCCGATGTACAAGAGAGACTTACTAAGCAATTCACGGGAGCTAATGCTACCTACCTAACTACTTATGCCGGCAAAATGGGCATACTATCTAACGCGGCTGGCGAAGCTAGCGAAACTATTGGTAAAAGTTTGGTGGACTCTTTAAGCCTTTTAGCTGGCGAAGGTAACACGGTGCAGCCTATAGCCGATGCTATGCAAAATCTAGCGACATATACGAGCGAAGTTATTACAGGCTTGGCTACGATGATCGCAGAGTTTAAGAAATTACCCGGCGTAGAAAAATATCTTACGGATATCTACCCTCAGATAGTTAAGTTTAGTTTGCCGGGTCAGATATTGGAAACAATACGGGGACTGGCCCCAGAGACTCCTCAACGTATGGGCGGTTACCCTAGCTCAGCGTTAGGACCCGGATACGTCGATCCTAACGAAGCAGCTCGTAAAAAGGCCGAGGCAGCCGCCGCCAAGCGCGCTAAAGAGTTAGCGGCCGCAACGGCTAAAGCCGCTAAGGCTGAAAAGCAGAAGCTAGCGCTAACTAAAGCCGCTGCCGTTTTTGATAGCACACGGATCTCACTCACTGCAGCTCTACAGGCTACATACGACAAAGAGACAAAGCTACGCCTCGAAGCTCTTATGTTGATCGAGGAGGACAAAGGCGATGCAGCTCTTAAGAAAATAGGCGAGCTTGCAGCCTTTCAGAAAAACGCGGATATGCAACGCTTAGCAGGCGTGACCGAAATTAGTAACGCTACGCTTGGATTTCTTAATACTCAGCTACTTACAGAGCTAAAGGTTATTAACAGTAGCCGTATGGCCGAGGGGGATAAAGAGCTTGCACGCGAGGAGGCGTTTAAGAAATATAACGCTGCGATAACGGCTGCCGGTACCCTTATGGCTAAAGAGGCTTATAACGAGCGCGTACAAATCCAACTTACAGAGATAGCGCGTTTAGCTGCTATTAGTAAAACCTATAACGCAGCCGCTACGGCTAACCTTTTGCTTGAGTCAAGCGAGCTTTCTATGATCGACCGCATAGCCATAGCTCAAAAGGCGGCAGACGATCAGCGCCTAGCAGCTCTTAAAGATTATCAAAATGCACTAAATGGTATTGGCGGCGGCGGTGGCGGCGGCGGTGGCGGCGGCGGTGGTACGGGTCGCTCAATGAGTTTTATAGAAAATGGGCCGCTTGGCGGTTTAGCAGCTGGCGTTATTGCTGGCGTTAATCCGGGCTATATCGCACCTATGCCTACACTAACCGAGCCTGCTCCTAACTACGGCTATAACCCTACTATGGGATTTCCCGGTCAAAGCGTAGAGCTCACAATTAATACCGGTATAGGAGATCCTGAAGCAATCGCTAGAGCCGTTGAGGATCTACTTAATCAATCGAGCTACCGAGGTACCTCAGTTAATCGCGGCTCTGGTAACTATCTGCTATGAGTACGTGGCTGCCTGAATGGCGCATTATTGTAGGTACTACTGTCTACGATAACGTGCTCAGTGTAAATATGGCTACTGGCCGCGATGACATCGACTTACAGTGCAACGCAGGCTACGCACGTATGGAGATCATTAACCTCGATAATTCGGCTTTTGATATCGACGTAACCGACTCTCTTACCCTCGAACTTAAAAATAGCGCCGGTGCTTATGTGCCCGTTTTTGGCGGCGAGGTATCCGATTTTGGTATCTCGGTAAGATCGCCTGAGGAAACGGGATTTATAACAATTGGTAATATATTGGCGGTCGGATCTCTAGCCAAGCTTACTAAAGCCCTATTTCCCGATGCCTTAGCTAAGGATACGGACGGCGATCAGATATACGACATACTTAACGAGCTGCTTATTAACTCGTGGTTTGAGGTCGCTCCTGCCCTACAGTGGTTCAACTATGACCCTACGACTACGTGGGCCAATGCTGAAAACGTAGGTCTAGGCGAGATAGATCAGCCGGGCCTTTACGAGATGATCTCTCGAGCAGCTGATCCGGCTATCAGCTATAACCTCTGCGCTCAAATAGCACAAAGCGCACAAGGCCAGATATACGAAGATAAGGCCGGGCGAGTCTGCTACGCCGATACGGACCATCGTACGGCTTATCTCTCAGCTAATGGCTATACCAATTTATCGGCCAATTACGCTATACCGTCTACGGTTAAATCTATCCTTCAGATAGGCAAGATCCGTAACTCTTTAGTATTCAACTATGGCAATAATTACAATAGCCAAGCCTCGGCCCTCGATGCAGACTCAATCGCTAACTACGGCCGTTATCAACGCAGCGTTACGACTAATCTCCATAACTTAGCTGATGTAAATACCCTTATGACCCGAGAGCTAGGGCTCCGAGCGATCCCTCGAGAGCAGCTACAGAGCATTACCTTTAGGCTCGATAACTCAGAGCTGCCCGATGCCGAGCGAGACAAGCTCATAGATGCGTTTTTTGGCGAGCCCGTAATAATTAACGATCTGCCTATTAATATGTTTAACGGCTCTTTTAATGGCTTTGTCGAGGGCTTTGCTATAAAGGCTACTCCGGGTTATGTCGATCTAACCCTCACACTTAGCCCTACAGATTTCTCACTGGTCGCGCCACAGTGGGACACGGTTAGCCCGTCTAACCTAATTTGGACTGGAGTAAATGCTACTCTTATCTGGGAAAACGCTTTTGGAGGACTCACTTAATGGCAACCGTAACCCCTAATTTTAACTGGCCCGTACCGACCTCGACAGACCTCGTAAAAGATGGTGCTACTGCGATCGAGGCTCTCGGTGACTCTATAGATGCCTCGCTTGTCGATCTTAAAGGCGGCACTAGCGGCCAAGTACTAGCTAAAAACTCTAATACCGATATGGATTTCGTATGGGTTACTGATGCTGCCGGTGATATTACAGGAGTTACAGTATCAAGCCCTCTTACCGGTGGAGGTACCTCGGGTACCGTTACCGTAGGTATTCTCAGCGGTACTACGTCAAATCTTGGAGCAGTGCAATTATCAGACTCTACCTCTAGCACCTCTACTACTCTTGCAGCTACGGCTAATGCGGTTAAAACTACTTATGACCTTGCTAATGGGGCGGTAGCAAAATCAATCGTCGATGCTAAAGGCGATTTAATTGCAGCAACGGCAGCCGACACGGTAAGCCGATTGGCAGTCGGCACAGATAATCAAGTTTTGACTGCGGACTCATCAACCGCTACTGGCCTGAAATGGGCCACTCCGACAAGCGCAAGTGGATTGACTTTTATTAAGTCACAGACAATCGGATCGGCCGTATCATCAGTGACCGTTACAGGCGCATTTAGCGCAACTTATGACAATTACTTGATTACAATTAATGGTGGAGCTGGCTCAAATAACAACAATTCCGTAATGACTCTGGGTAGCACTAGCGCCGGTTATTATATGTCTGGATATTATGTCTCGATGACTGGAACTACAGTTACAGGATTTAACATCAACAATGGATCAGGCTGGACTGCAAGCTATTACTCAACCAGTAATCATTCTGGCTATATCAATTTGCAAAATCCATTTTTATCGAAAAATACCACAATCGACACGACTGCAATCGGCGGTACTGGATATTTTATTGCTAAATATTCGGGGATGCTTAATGACACAAACTCTTACACCGCATTTACATTAACGGGTGGAAGCGCCAGCACAATGACTGGCGGCGAAATCCGCGTTTATGGTTACCAGAACTCATAAGGAGAAAAAATGACTTATAAAATACAAATAGATGATCTCGTCAGAGATGCAACGCCAGAAGAAATTGCAGCGATAGAAGCAAGTAAAGCCGAAGCTGCCGCAAAGTTAAAAGCGGAAGAAGAAAAAGCAGAGGCTAAAGCAGCACTACTCGAGCGTTTAGGCATTACTGGCGAAGAAGCAGCGCTACTACTTTCATAATGCTAAAAAGTTATAACGGATACCCGGCTTCTAAAGATCCCGACGAGATAAAAATTAAGGCGTATCCGGTCAAGGGTACAGACCGTAAGCTTAGGTGCGCTGAGAGTGTGGGCCCACTCTTGGCGGCCTTTGCGGCTGAGTTTCACGAGCTGATCGAGCCGATCGACGAGGGAACTTTTGACGATTGGGCTTACGCTTTTCGTATGGTTCGAGGTACTACCGATAAATTATCCTGCCACTCATCCGGTACGGCGATCGACCTTAACGCGACTAAACACCCTCTCGGCAAGGTGGGCACATTCCCGGCTGAAAAAGTACCGATGATCCGGGCGCTATCTAAAAAGTACGGCTTGAAATGGGGCGGTGACTTTAAGAGCCGAGCCGATGAGATGCACTGGGAGGTAGAAGTGACACCTGCCAAGGCTAAAGCCTTAATAGAAAGTTTAGGGTTATAGTTAGACAAATCTCTAAGGGCACTAGGGAGTAACACTATGCAAGACCAGTTAATCGCTGCCGGTAAGTCATACGCTCGAGCAGCTCTAGCAAGCGCCGTTGCGCTTTATATGTCCGGTATTACAGATCCTAAAGTACTAGCTAATGCGTTTATCGCAGGCTTAGTAGGTCCTCTACTTAAAGCCTTGCAGCCAAGCGAAAAGCAGTACGGTCTAGGCTCTAAATGATCCGGGCCCTGATAGGGGCGATGTTGGGGACGTTGCTCCTATCAGGGTGCGGTTATCAAGGATGGGTAAGGTATGAGTGCCAAGAATACGAAAACTGGACAAAGCCTGAGTGCAATAAGCCGCAGTGTGAAGTTACAGGGACCTGCACTGAGGACCTTATTACGCGAAATGAGTAGAGAAAAGAAAAGGCTAAGCCCCGAGGATATCCACGCTCGCTTAATCTTTCTGATAGGTGCGGTACTTGCCCTTACCTTTTTTGTAATTACAGGGGGTGCGGTTTATGCGCTTGTTTTTGTAACTCAGCCTGTAGGGGCTCAAGCTCCTAATGATCGAGATTTTATACAGCTGCTACAGACTTTAGCTATATTCTTAACCGGAGCTTTAGGCGGCGTACTTGCCGGTAATGGCCTTAAATCTAAAGCTAAAGAACCGACAAAAACCGACACACCGAATTAAATAGTTGCTATATGTCGGAGGGTGCCTTCATACTGATACTACACACGCCGAGAGGGCTACTCGGGTAGTAGCCTCATCGGCCTTAACAAAGGGCGATATATGAACAGTGCAGACTTTTTAATAATCTTTACAGTAACGGGCATTATGGCAGCGTTTATTAAAGCTGCATACACGATGGGATATCGAGAAGGCCATAGCGAGGGATACCTCAGAGGTCGAGCTATAGCTCAAGCTCTCAAAGATAAAGGCTTGGTCCGATAATGGCGGCCCTCGATGGTTACGAGTTAGCTAATGACTCGATCAAGCGCTTTAGGGCAGAATTTCCTAGTGGGCGTATTATCCCGGTGTTACTTGATTGGGATCTAATTAAGGGCTACGTCCTATACCGATGCGATGTCTATCGAGAGTATGAGGATGTTTATCCTAGTGCTTCGAGTACGGCTTACGGTAACGTAGAGTTTTATCCTCCTCATATGAAAAGATGGTTTATAGAGGATACAGAAACAAGTGCAATTACTAGGGCTATAAAGCTTTTAACCCCAAGCGCCGAGAGGCCAAGCCGTGAGGATATGGAAAAGGTCCAGTACGCAAAAGATGTAACGGCTGATCCTTGGGCCACTAAAGCAGCTAGTGAAGGTATCTCTACGATGGCTACCGCTATCGCTGAGATCCAACAAGGGCTAGGCGGTGAATTACCGGGCGAGCCTCCTCGATGCGTACACGGTACGAGAGTATGGGCTGAGGGCAAGAGCTCTAAGACCGGTAAAGACTGGGCCGCGTGGCGATGCACTCAGAATAACAAAAACACTCAATGTGACCCGATATGGCAAGTACTGGGCAGTGATGGTAAGTGGAAGGATCAAGTATGACTATAAACCCTAAAGATATTTATAGGTCACCAGACGGCCATACTTATAGTTTTGACGGATATGGCGGGGTAGGTAATTGCTATAAATGCGATAACGAGGTACATATAAACGATTATGTACGCGAGGATGGTTTAGTTCTAGCGTTTTGTAAACGTTGTGAGGATGCGTTAAAGCTATGACCGAGCAGGGCCTATTTGATTACATAAAGGCCACGTACCTTGAGGATCTAGTCAAGTCCGAGCACACGTACGAGTACATAGATGCTACGAGTAATGGCTATCGGCTCACGATCGAGCTTAAATGCCGGCATACGCATTATGACGAGCTCATACTTGAGAAAGATAAATACGAGTCACTTATGGATAGAGCTAACGATCTCGGCTTTACGCCTTTCTACATCAACTCAACGCCTAAAGGCATATACGCGTTTAACCTACGCAAAATAACGGTTACTTTCAGTACTAAGCGCTTACCCTCTAGCACCGTCGATAACGGGCCAGTAATAGATAAAAAGGTAGCGCTCCTACACATAGATAAGGCGGTAAAGCTCTAATGGGAGAAATGACGTTTATTAAGCAGGGTATAGCTACGACGATCCACGATAACGGCGACGTAACGAGCAAAGTAGCGATCGAGTGCGACGGGTGCCATAAGCAGTGCAGCCCGGATAATGGCCTAACGGTCACTAATACCGGTAACGAGGTCGTACTATGGTTATGCGAGGTATGCAAGCTATGACTATCTATAAATACGAGTGCAGAGCGTGTAAAAAGGTCACAGATCAGATCGAGCGCATTATCACGGATAACCTACCGCCATACGTTAAAACCCTGCAGTGCACTAAGTGTGGGGTAATTGGCGTATGTATGGTCGAGGAGCCTAGCGATGCCAACCTATGAATACGAGTGCATCAGCTGCAATATTAGATACGAGACTAATCAGCCAATAGGCGAAAACGTAGCGCCTCTATGCTGCAACCTAACTATGAGGCAGGTTTACAGTGTGCCCGGAGTAAGCTTTAAGGGCACTGGATGGGGTCACCAATGAGCGAGCACTTATACCGATGCGTTATTTGTGGAGTCACTAAAACTATAACCGTAGGTAAGTTTGCCTTTTATGCGATTCCACACTGCAAAAGGTGCGTTACTAGTATGCACTTGGTACCGTCAGGAGCTCAGCCATACCAAATAGATGAGCCTGACTATGAGTAATAGTTATCCACAGGAGTTATCCACAGGCAGTCAAAAGGTGTGGATGACACGCAGGGAGTACGCTCAAGTTATGCACATATTTGCCAATGTACTTGACAAGGGATTACGCTTTACACTCGCAGGCGAGCCGCTGAGGCGGATAGCTCGCAGGCGATGTATAGCGTTGGTGGCCGGTCTATTGCTATTTGTCAATAGCCCTCAGGCAATAGCGGTAAGTACTGCAAGAGATGTTAATAACTACAAGCTCTATGCACATATAAAGCTACATAATGCTAATGAGTATCAATGCCTTGTATATCTCTGGAATCGTGAGAGTAATTGGAATCCTCGAGCAGATAACCCTAAGAGCACTGCCTACGGGATACCTCAGCTGCTTAAGCTAAAGGCTAGAGATCCATACATCCAGATAGACTTAGGACTTAAGTACATTAAGCATAGGTACGGTACGGTATGTAAAGCTTGGTCACATCATAAGAGGACTGGTCATTACTAATGGTTAGAGGTAGGCAAGATCCTCGAGTAAGCAAAGACTACAAAAAGGTAAGGCTGATAGTCCTAGCTCGAGATGGTTATGTCTGCTATTACTGCGGACAAGATGCTA